CCGTAGCCGCCCAGGATGCCGTTGACCAGGCCGGGGCGCGTCTACGGGATTTGCTGGCCCTGCATGGTGCGCAACGTGCAGCCGAGACCCAGGTATCCGCTGAAACAGGAAAGACCAACGCCCAGCAGGACGACAAGCAGCATGCGGCAACACTGGCCAGCAGCATGGCTGACCGTCTGGTCAAGGCCGCCGAAGCCCAGCACAAGGCAGCCGAACGGCAAACCAGGGCCGCCGAGAATACTAAAACGCAGCTGGGGTATGCGGTGGACAGCCTGAACCGCTATGCGGAAAAGTATGAGGACACGCCGCTATCCGGAGGCATAGAGCGGATATTGCAGACCATTACCAAGCTGCAAGGGAAGCCCGTTAAGGACCGCACCAAGGAAGAAACCAAAGACCTGGAACAACTCCGCAAGTGGATTGAAAACGTCAAGGATGATGGACGGTTTGACAATCTTGTCAAGGCGGCGACGGCGGCCCTGGATAACATGGACGCCGCCCTGGCGGCGGAAAAGAAACGGAAGGAAGCCGAAGCCAAGGCCAAAACCCTGGAAGAACGTTCCCGCAAATTGGCCGACCTGGACGGACAGATGGACCGCAAGAGCAAGGATGCCCTCACCCTGGATGACTGGATGATCAAGGAGCGCGGACGGCTCACCGGACGCATGGGTGAGCTGGGACGCACGGACGTGTCCGGACGCCTCCCGGAAGTGGAGGCGCTGGTGCGCAAGGTACTGTCTGACCAGGGCGACGGCGGCAAGGGAATTTCCCGCCGTGAATCCGGCGAACTCACCAGGATGTTGCAGCAGCTGGAAGCCATTTCCCCCCGTGATAGCACTCCGGAACTGGAAGCGGCCATGTCCCTGATCCGGGAAATGCTGACCAGCTACAGGACCACGTCAGCCAACCAAGCCAGGACACTGGCGGAACTCAACAAGCTGCGCCAGGAAGTGGCCCGCATCAAGAGTCAAACACAGTTCGGACCACGTAAATGAAAATCATCGAACTTACAGATAAAGCCCTGGAAGATGCGTCTTACAGTTGGCAAAATTTTACGCCGATGTGCGTTTCCTGGCGGCAGATGATCCGCCGCAAAAATGAGCCGCCCCCTTATGACTACAAGGAACCGGTGCGCGTCGTATGGTCCGGCGTCACTATCATGGAA